TGTCAAGGACTAAATTTCGTCCGTCCGGTCGGACAATTCCATACATTCCCGAAAGTATTCCCCGTCCTCATCCTCGTCATCCTCCCCTTCGGCGCGGGACTCTATGAGGCCGTAGGACAGGACATTACAGTATTCCGCCGGGAGCGTCGGACAAAACCCAAAGTTGTTAGGCATATATTCTCTCCTCTCTGTAATCGGTTAGAAACTGGTTATAGGCGTCGTAAAGCCGGGAATAGTCCCAGTCCGTCTCGACGTAATCCTTTCCCCTCGCCACCCGGTATCTAGCCCCCGCCTGTTGCGGGGACTTGCTATGGCGTATCCAATCACATAACCTGTCAATGTCGTCAACGTGTGGCACTATTCCCTCCCCTCTGTTTTAGCTATGATTCTCTCAGCCGCCAGATAGGAGTCAAGGCTAATAGTTCCGGCTATCCCGTCGTATGACTCGACTATCCTCTTCAGGGCATCCAACAGTTCCGGCGCGGCAGATATTAATAGGGCGTTAGAGTTATCCTCTATGCTTCCCATTGTTGCCTCGTACTGTATCGGGCTATTGTGGGCCATTTTACATATTGCCCCCCTGTCCTTAGCCCGGACAAACCCTATTGTCGCTTCCCACGGCCCCGGTGTGTGTTTACTCATTTAGTCCTCCTCATACAGGTAATAGTCCAGGTCAAAACTATCCGACAGTTCGGGAGTCAACTCGTGTCCGTATCCCCCGATGTGGTCAACGAGGGCCCTCGCCGCCCTATGGGTTTGCCATCCTCCCGGTCTACGCAGATAGTTGGCCGTCCAGTCGTCAATGACCCGCTCGGCGTCTCTAATCGTCGTGATGATTGTCATGGTGTCCTCCCTCAAAATATCCCGTTGCGGTATCTGTCCCTGTACCACCTGACCCCGCGCAGGGCCAGGATTATCAGGTACCCCCAGGCCGCCCCCAGAATGAGGACGGCCAGAATGTTGCCAACGAAATAGGCGTCGGATAGACTCATTCGATCCCCTCGATGAGGGATTCAGCTATCTCCCGCCAGTTTACGTGTTCCAGGGCCCCAATTAACAGGTCAGAATAGAGATTGCCACACTCTAAGGGTGAGTCATTGGTTATCTCGCTCTCTAACCGTTGGGCCAAACTATATACCGCCCCTTTTTTGGCCGCATCCAGCCAACGCTTAGCGGTCCACTCGTCATTGTAAATCCACAGTTGTACCGCCCAAGTTTCCCTGTTAGTCCACCCGTTGTACCGTTCATCCGTCATTTTGACCTCCTCTTATAATCTCTGATGGCCTCATCAGGCCCCGCATTACGGGGCGACGGGGGATAGCCCCCGTTTCGGCCTAGTCTTTGACCCTAAGTATTTGGTACGTGGGGCGGGATGACTCGTTGTTGGATAGCTCGTAGACCTGGGCGTCCATGTCCTCGATGGCAAGCCGGGCGTCGCGCCGGGTTTTGTACGTGGTCACATCTCCCTGTTGGTCGGTGGCAAACCCCTTAGATACCGTGGGGCCGTAGTAGTGGCGAGTTAGTACGATAGCGTATTTGTTCATGGTTTCCTCTCCCGTCACCCTCCGGGCCTGAGCTCCGGCGGCCACCCGACCGGGTGACCCTTGATGACACTAACACTATAGGACTAGGGCCAAACCATGTCAAGGATTATTTTTGGACAATCACATAATGATATCAATCACTTACGATATAATGATTATGCATAGTCTTGTATAATTATGCATAGGCCTGTTTCATGGCGCGGGGGACGTTATTAGGATTACCCCTAAGAGAGATACACCAAATAGATACACTACCAATTACATAGGATTACTACAATATACTGTTCCCATAGGATTACTATTAATTGTTGGGCTATGGCACTAGCCCGATGGGTAATCCTCCCCAGTTCCTACCCCATATTGCTTGTATACTACAACTATTGTATACCACAACCATTGCGGGGCCCGACCCCCGCCGCGGTATCCCCCATCCTATCCTGGGGTACCCCATCCTAGTCCCGATCCAACCTGGCAGGGCCATTAGATTGATACTCTCACATACTCTACTGTCTTAGTGTAGTACTCTTAGTGGTCTTGTCTTTCCCTTGACCCTTAGCCCTTACCCTTAATCCATCGACCCGTTAGCCCCAGTTGGGGAGTTGGGGCGGGGATACCATCTCGTTAAAATGCGGTACCAAAATGGGCATATAGGGATTAGGTTATGGGTATCTTGGTATTATGGCCATTTAGGCAGTCCCGCGCGATTTGCGTCCCCGCGACTGAACAATTGTAATTCACGCCTATTGGTGACTATAAAAGAATTGCATTCCGTGGTTTATGTATTTGCATGTTCAGTTTCTGGACATCCGTCCATCCGGTTGGACTAGTTGTGTTCAGTTATTGTACATAGTGTATAATTATGCAGACAGCGTGGATAGGGAATACAACCAAAGATGTTGGCGTGGCAACCAAGTGTTCATGGTAGTCCAGCGTTCATGGTTTGTGAACGTTTGTAACACTTGAACGCGACACTAACGTTAGTAATGTTATTGTGCAAATACGCTGTTTTCCGCGCCTGGGTGCCAAAACGGGTCTCGGACGGTACCGTAGAATGCCAATGTTTGCCGTTTTGTATTGAATATACCTTCATAATTTGAGCAAAGTCCCCAAAATCGTCCATAAGTACGAGGATGCGTTATATTTATTGTATTTCATCGTTTTGAATAGGTGTTTTGACGCGGGGATGTTTTGGGTGGTATTTTTTATAGCCATACACGCGGTGTCTTTGGCAACAAAACCACGCCCATGGACGATTGGCAACAAATTGTTGGTGACAATATCTGCACTTTCTTTGTTCCCTGAATTTTGCTATCATTGTTCCTCAACGTCTGTTGTTTTTATCATATCTATCTCCTTTTACATAAGTTATACTACTTTATAACGCATTTGTCAAGTGTTTTTTTGCTCGAGCGCGAGGGGGAAAGGGGGTGATAGAATTCTCTTCTCTTCGGATTTAGATTTCTCTTCTAGGGGAAAGGAAAAGACTAGAAACTAGGTCTCTGCCCGCGAACGCGGGATAACTACGTCTTTCCCACCAAGAGAAGAGTTCACCTGTCGGTGTTGCTCTTGACGGAAGTCTTTCCCTGAGGACTAAGACAAAGAACTATCGATAAACATGATTTCATGTTAATTTCCAGAGTGATATAGAAAACAAGTATTGTATTATATTATACTATACTTGTTTTATATATATGTTATATATACTCTTTATACATTCTTATCAGCTTCTAAAATTAACATGAAATCTAAAGAAAACTACATGAAATGCTTGACAACCTGGTTTCGTTGGATTATATTGTATCCATGGAAAACACAAAAAAATCATTAGCGGTGGCTAGGTCAAGGGAAAATAGGAAGTGCGCGGAGACCGAGTTCTTAGAAAGCGCGAGACTAAAGGGCCTAACTGTTATGAGAATGAAGGTTCCTTGCTTTGCGTTCTACGACAAAGGAAACCTTATCCTTGTAGAGGTAAAGACCGGAAAGAATCATAAAATCCACAAAGACAAGTGGGGAATCATGCAACACCTGTCTAAGCATGGCATAAAGTGCTATAAGTGGTCTCCAGACAATAACTGGATTATCAACAATCACAACACAGATACGCCAGTTACGTGAGTTACGTAAGTTACATATATGAATATAGTTACAAAATACTATTGTAAATCAATATTTACCCAACTCTTATGTGTATAATTATACACAAGTATGCATAATTATACATAGCAACAGGGTAGACCTGTCTGCATAAACCAAAACAACTTGAAAGAAAGTGTAAAATAATTGAACAAAACACTTGACAAATGGGTATAAATGTAGTACTATAAATAATAGGGAAGGAGAAATTTTTTGTCTCACAAGTTTGGTAAGGATTCCAGGAGAGGTAAGAACAAACTTTATCTCATGGATATGTTTAGAAACCAATGCTTATTGATGGAGTAACAACATGTCGTCTACAGAAGAAATAATGGAAGTATACCACGCTGATATCAAGAAACAAACAGATATGGTTATAAATAAATTTGGAATGTATCCATTTATGGGGAATTTAAAAGAACTATCTTGGATAGATATGCGCCGGGAATTGCGCGGAGATGATATTTTGGTAGACATGGAGTATAAAAATGCCTAAAACTCCTACCGGGAAAAAGGTTCTCAAGGAAATGATTTCTGAATACGGAACCAAGAAGGGTAAGGAAGTTTTTTACGCCAGCATAAACAAGAAAAAGACAGGAACGTCCAAGTGGCACGGCAAGAAAACCACGGATGGTAATTAATGCCTGTATTAGAACCGACAAATAATTTCCCCCCGTCCAACCAGTTGGACGAGCCTAATCAAGACCTTTCCACCATTGGAACAAGTCCAATAGGGGGCAATCCCCTGGGTCAAGAACTCGCACCCCGTGGTGACACGGTTGATTGGGTCGGGGGGAAACCCATAGACCTTGAGCGAACAATGGAGTCCGGGAAGACACTCAAGGAAGAGCTTTCTGCACACCTTTGCGAAACACTTGACAAGGAAATGGAAAACCACGTCAAGTATATAAAGAAAATAGAAAGATGGAACAAGATATATAAGGCAGATAAGCGCGGAAACAGACCCCAAGAATGGATGGCTGACGTTTCCATACCAATCGCCAGGTGCAATGCCGACGCTATACGTGTCCGAATAATGGACATGTTGTTCAATAAACGAAAGATAGCCCTGATGAACCCTCGCGGTCAGGTAGATGGTGAAATGAGGGATAAATATGTTGCGTGGGAAAAGGCATTTAACCACTATCTTTTAAAGGAACTTAAATTAAAAGAGAAACTTAAATTCCCGATAAGCCAAACGGTTAACATTGGAACCGGTGTTGTAAAGATAGTTTACGAAACCAAGAACAGACCGATATACAGATATGCCAAAGAAGAAGATATCGCTAACCCTGAAACTCTGAAATACCAGCCAACAAACGGGTCTCCCCTTGTTAAGGAGAACTCGATAGTTTTTAAGGGGCCAAACGTTTATCCAATTAACAGGGCCGATTTGATTATTTCTTCGGACGCTACCAATATTGACGATGCGTATATTGTTGGATTCAGGTTCTACCGCCGAAAAAAACAACTGCAAACCATGGCGAAGAATGCCCTGTATTTGCAAGACGCCGTGGATAAGTTGACGTCCACGGACTATGACGATATTAAAAAGGCGTCTGCTTCTGCCAGCGGAAAAGAACTTGGAACAACCAAGTATACCGAACCGTATGAGTTATGGGAAATTTGGTTTAAGTATGACGTGGACGACGACGGTGAAGAAGACGACATTGTTGTTACCATCAACAGACAATCTAAACAGATTGTTAAGGCTATATATAACCCGATATTCTACGGATACCGTCCGTTTGTTGACTTCAAGGGTGCTAGCCAAGTAGAGTATACATACGACGGGGAAGGTGTATGCGAACTTGTAGATGTAATTTGTGAAGAGATTGATACCCTTCAAGACCTTCACCTTGACAGAATGAAGTTGATTAATCTTGGTTATATATTCTATAACTCAGGTGCATTCAACGACGAGAACGGATTCAAACTTATTCCCGGTAGGCCGACTCCGACAGACGGAAACCCTCAGGATAGTGTATATTTTCCGAACATGCCTAGCGTTCAGTTCGCTATTGAGAATACCGTACAGTGGCTCATAGGGCAGGCAGACCGGGTTTGCGGAATAACCCAAAGTTCTCTTGGTATATCTACTGCCGAACGGCCGGTTGCCAAGGATACTATGGCTCTCCAGGAAGAGTCGAACAAGAAGTTCAAGGCGTGGGCCGATAATATACGAGACGGAATACTTGAGATGCTCTACAAGATTCTTGAGTCCATGGCCCAGCACCAGCCCGAATACACTTATACCGATGAATCCGGGGCAACACAGAGTGTTCTTATGCCGATGGGAAACATAAGGGAACTGATTGATGTTCAACTGGAAGTATCCAGCGAGACCATGAATCAGGAAATCAATCGCCAGCGCGAACTTATGAAGTACCAGTTGATAACCGAATACATGACAAGCATGGCTCAAATGGCGCAGGCGTTGTCTAGCCAAGAAACACCGTCAGAGTTTAAGAAATTCATTCTTAGCGTTGTTGGCCCTGCCGACGCTACGTTTAAGAGGATTTTGCAGAATTTCGACGAGACCGACCAAGACCAACTTATTCCCCCGATTACGCAGACCATGGACACTGGAAAGTGTATGGCTGAATCTGCCGACCTGATACAGGAAAGACAGCAACAGGAAATGGCTAATAATCCAGAATTGGTTCAGGCAATGGCTGGGGCGCAGGGACAACAGCAAGGACAGCAGACAGCATGAATGATTTAACATACGAAAAAGTATTGGCCGAATATAACATGGTCAAGGATACGGACTTCTGGAAACTGTTTATGGCCAAGATAGCTTGGAAAAGACAGGCAAAGAAAGACGATATAATTTTCAGTAGAGAGTCTAGTGTTCACGAAATTCGTGGATATATATATGGACTAACTTTTATCCTCGGAAGGGATGACGCCCTGGAGTGTCCGGCCTTGGCCGCTTCCATACTGAAAGAACTACGAGGAGAAGTTATCAAGGAGAATGAATAAAAATGGAAACTGAACCGAAGACGGAACAACCGGTAACTACGGCGGCTCCCCCGACGGAACCCGTCGTTGAATCGGCTCCGCAAACAAGTCCAGAACCGGTTCCCGAGACAAAGTACGGAGGTAAGTCTTTGGAACAAATGGCGGCAGAGATGGAACAGAAGGACAGCTACATTACCCAGCTTGCGCAGAAAGCCGCGCTTGCTGAACATGAAGCCCAACTGACCAGAAATCTGTTTGACCAGATACAGCAGGGAACAAAGAAAACGGAACCCGAGGTTCCGGGGTTTGACGCGGACGCCATGTTGGACGCCTATGCCAAAGACCCGATTAACACCACGATGCGTCTTGTTAAAATGCAACTCCAGGCCGAACAAAAAGAGAGGGAACAGGCTGACATGTCAACCAAGGCCAACAAGGCCAAGGAAAACTTTGAAGCCGGGTATGCGGAAGCATACAAGAAAAACCCTCGAATATTCAACGGAATAGAGGATAGTGTTAAACAAGAAACGTTCAATGGTGTTAAGATATGGTTTGAGACAAGGGGCAAATACGGGGTTGACCCGGAGGCTTTGGGTAATCCAGAATACTGGATTAAGGCCGCCGGGGCTCAGAGATTCGTGTCTAAGGGAGAAACCAACTTGGCTAGTTATTTTAATGCCGCGCCGACTCCTGTTCAGGCGGTTCATACCGAAACGCCGACTGCTTCAAATCCTCCGCAGTCCGCTATTTCTTTATCTCAGGAAGAGAAGGAATACGCAAGGCAATGGGGAATTTCAGAGACAGATTTTATGGAGACAAAGAAACGCTCGGAAGCTGAAAAGCAAAGGATGTCGAGATAAACATGAAAGCTCAGGATAAAATAAAAAATATTATAGACCTTCGTAGGTCTAAGTGGAACAAAGAACAGTCTAAACCCAAGGATGGTTTATACATCTTTGACCCCGAGCCTGGGAGTAAGGTTTATCTCAAAAGAACAGACTACAACGATGCTACGACTAGGCCCGATTATGTGATGTTTTTTATCAGCAAGGAAGAGGACGACCCTCGTTCAGGGATGTCCTACTGGTCTACCAAATATCAGGCTACTCCGGTTACTGCCGGGGCCGACCTATTCTGGCCGGAAGGAATGAAGCCAAACGCAGAGGGACACTACGTGTATATAGATTCTATTCTTGTTAAAGTTCCCCTGATTGTTTGGCTTGATAAGGTTAAGGAAGACCGGGGAAAGTATGATAAGGCGGCCGATAATCTTCACAAATCATTCAGAGCAGAGGCAGAGGGCGCTGGGGCCGGGATGACGGATACAGAACTTTGCTTTTAACTTTTTTGCGTTGTCGTCTCCTATGTCTCTTAACAAATAGGAGAAGAAATGGCTACGATGGGATTTAGATATGAAAGTGGCCCGGTTGAGATAAGTAACTTTCCAGAGGATACTACTTCCGGTAGTTTTCAGAAGGGCGACCTTGTTGCTCTTTCGTCCGGGGAAGTTATATTAGCCGCCGGGTTTGTTGATTTGCTTGGGGTGGCCCAGAAGGATGCCACCGGTACTGTTAGTTCCAGTATTCCTGTTATGATTATCAATCCTTTGCAGAGATGGATTTGTGAAGGAGATACGACCACGGCGGCCACTCAGGTTGGTGCGCAGTATGCCGTTAACGTAACTGCCGGTTCGCAGTCCGTTGACTTGGCTAGCGCCACGACCGATGGCGGTGTTGTCGTTGAAGCCCTTGACACCAGGGATGGTGCGCACACCGGTTCTGGCGGCAGGATGGTTGTTAGATTTGCCACCGGTGCTTGCATTATGGATGGTGGAGGGGCCGGTTGAGGCCCGTAGGGGATACAGGAGATAAACAATGAGTATAGTAAGAATTGACTGGGATACGAGTACCGGAAGGGAAACCCTACGGAACGTTGTTCGCACCACCTATAACACTACCGAAAGGGAAGCGGTTGTAGAGTGGAAAGAGATGTTTAAGGACGAAAAGACCGAGGATTACGACACCGTAGTTCAGCGTCTTGCTGGCCTGGGGGCGATGGCTAGGACATACGAAGGCCAGAATTACCACATTGATACCCCCAAATATGGTTCTACCAAAACCTTTACGCAGATAAAGTTCACCAACGGTTTCCGTATTACCGAGGAAATGCAGAAGTTCAATCGTATTGGTCTGATGAAGACTCTTACTTCTAGCCTTGCGCAGACTATGCAGGAAGGCAAAGATATTGAACTCGCTAAGCCGTTTAATAATGTTTCCTCGACTACTTATGTGTCTGGCTTTGATGGTCTTGCAATCGCGTCTGCTTCTCACACCCTTCTGGATGACGCCGGGACTACGTATGACAACTACCTTGCTGGCGACCTGACCGTTGCGAACCTTGAATCTGCTCTGTTCTATTTTGATAACGTGTATGACGACCAGGGGAATCAGTTCCCGCACATTCCTGGGATGCTCTATGTTAACCCCTATCTTAGGATTAGGGCGTACAAGATTCTTAAGAGCGACAATCAGGCCCTTGAAATGTCTAACACTATCAATGCTTTCAAACAGTATGACCTGAAACCGTTTGTTTATCACAGGCTGTCTTCATCTACCGCGTGGGGTGTGCTTGGCCAGAAATCCAACAAGAACTATGGTCCCGTTGTGTATACCTCGCAGGAACCCGAACTCAGGACTAAGGATGCCCCCGATTCTACGAGGGACATAATTGTTACTTCGGGCCAGATGTTTATTTACGGTTGCCCCGACGCCAGACTTATCTGCGTCGGAAACATATAGTATTTGACGCCTATATTATAGGAGTTATGGATTGACAAGATGGGCCGTGACTGACGTTAATAAGATGTTGTTTTCCATCACGAAAGGTCACGGCCCACATTACCCGGAGAGATACAAAATCCGGGAAGGAGAATTAAATGTCTACGTTTCCTGATGGACTTTATCAGTATGGTGGGGCACCCGTTGGTGGTTTTCTTTGGTCTTCTCCGTGGTCTAAGGTTATATTTGTTGATGGCGTAAGCGGAAAGACCGGGAACTCCGGGGAACGCCCCGATGATGCTTTTTCTACCATCGCTTTGGCCACGGCCAAGGCAAAGACCGGTGATGTTATTTATATTAGGCCCCTTGATTATTCCGTAGGTCACGGAGTGGAAAGATACTCGGAAGACGTATCTATGACCATGACCAACACCGGCCTTAATTACGCTGGGACAACCACGTTCCCGCTGGTTCAGCCGTCCAATATTTCTATTATTGGTTGCGCCCACAAAACTAACGCGCAGTATGCCGTTAGGTGGAAGCCCGCAACTGCAACCGCTCTCACTAGCACTGTTCCCAATCTTCACGTAGAGAACATTGGTTTCTTTGCCGAAGACCTTCTGGCTGTTTCTCTTTTGAGCAATGGCGTAACTGACACGCAGAGGGGTATTGACGGCACCAGTTTCTATAACTGTGAAATCAGGGGCGGTGGGTTTACGGCGGCTGACGGTGGCACGGCCCTGACGATTGACCACTGTCGGTTCCTCCCTAAATATGACGGTGCGGTGGGAAGTGCATTTACTTACACCTGTAATACGAATCCCGGTAGACAGTTTACTATGCGAAACTGTGAGTTCCTTGAGGGTAACGGTACTGTTTGTAGTGATTCAGTCCTGAACCTGACCGGTACTATTACAGAAGTTTTGATTAGGGATTGTTACTTCCCCCAGGTTCCCACGGGTGGGGCCTACATTGTTGCCGGAGCTAGCGTTGAAGGACTTCTTTCTAATTGTTTCTTTGCTACTTCCGACCTTAGCACCACTGGCATTGAAGAGGGCGGTCTTATTTGCGCCGCTATGTACGACTTGACTGGTATTCAGACTTCCGTTTAGTTGAACAAAACGATGGAGGGCGGGGTCTTAACCGACCCCGCTACTCCAATAATCATTGGAGGGTTAATGGAAATCATAATCAGAGGGAACGCTAAGTTTGGAAGAACCCGCTCGGAGCAGGAAGAGAATCTCCGCAAAGAAGGCATGAGAAGTTTGAGCGATGAACAGCTTGACAGATGTAAGTTTATTGAAAGAAAGGTTCATGACGCAAGCGGCTCAAAAGACAACGTTATTGGCCAACATGTTATTGGCGGGGATAGCGGGATAAAGACTGGTAGTTGAATGGCTTTTTTAATAGACTGGCGTTGCCCTGAGTGTAAATGGATAGAAGAGGACATTCCGACATCCATAAAAGAAAAGACTTGTCCACGATGTGGCCGTAAGATGGAAAAGATATATTCACCGTCTACGGTTATCTTCAAGGGCAAGGGGTGGACTCCGAAGTTCTGCAAATGAAAAAGATAATAGTCTGTATGCCAATTAACTGGGCCTATGTTCCCACGTTATTTTTTATATCGGCAGTAAAGATGTTGTCGTTTGCCAGGAACGATTACGAGATTGTTATGGCTATTTCCAACGCGACCCTGATAGAGAAAATGCGGGAAGAGTTGGCCAAGGTTGCCATGGACAACGGAGCAGATTATATAATGTGGCTTGACGCAGACCAGGTTTATCCCGAGGATACGATTGTCCGACTGGTTGGACACCTTGAGAACGGCAAGCAGATAGTTGGGGGGATGACCCCGCACAAGAACGACGGAAGGCCAATGGTGTGGAAAGAAGGAAACTCGTTCGGGGCTGGGGTAAGAGATAAAGAAATACAACCAAAGACCGGGTTGCATAAAGTATATGCCATGGGGTTTGGCGGGATTGCGATGACGGCAGATGTTTTAAACACCATTCATTATCCACGTTTCCAGATGAAGTGGGACGATGAACTAAAGGGAATGATAGGCGAAGATTTCAGCTTCTATTCTCGCTGTAAAACGGCGGGGATAGATGTTTGGTGTGATACTGATTTAGTTTATGGACACCTGATTACTTATCAAGTGTCACTTAACGATAAGTTATACTCTTAACGGAGGGAAAGATGGCTAATGATGTAACTGGTCTTGTGTGGCACTTAGATACAGTGGGAGTGGTTAGTACTACCCCGGTTCACATGAAAAAGATAGTTCTTAATATTAACGCCGCCGCCGACGCGGCTCTATTGAACTACTGGAATAAAGGTTCTGGCGATACTCGCTCTACGGCAGACGGGGCCACCACTACCACAACCAGCACCAATGTTATAACTTCTACCGGAGCGTTCACGGCGGCCAAGGTTGTCGTGGGAGACATAGTTGAGATAACCCATTCGTCTACCGGTAACAACGTTGGTAGCTATGTTGTAATAACGCGAACCAACGACGATGCGATAGTAATCGCGGGGACGCTGACAAATGAAGCTAGCGCGATTTATACCATTAAGATTTATAAGGGACACCGGGCCGCTTATCTTTTGTCTCCGGGTACCGAAAAGATTCAGACGCAGATGGACTTCTGTGGTGGAGTTGAGTATCCAAACATTGCCCTGTATACCCTGACATCAAGCTCAACGGTTGATATATATGTGTAACCATGGGGACTCCAACTTCGGCCAATAAGTTTTCCGACGCTGGAAATTCCAGATGGAAAACTTGTGTCTGGTGCGGTTCTAATGCGAAGACAGGAGTCATATACTTTGACTCTGGGTCGGTTGCCCCGACAGTTGGAGAAACAATAACGGGGGCCACGTCTGGAGATACGTCTGTTATAGAGAAGGTCGGCCTATTGTCTGGGACGTATGCTGGGGGGGACGCCGCCGGATACATAGAACTTTCATCCCCGACTGGATATGACCAGGATACATTCGAGATATTCTCAGATAACGAAGAACTGAACGGTTCAACATCTGGCAATTCGTTCTCTACCGTTGACCACGTTGGTTCCGTAACGTCCAATGGGACTTTATATCCCGAGGGAGACCTTATTGAAGAGAACGGTAAACTGTATTGTAAGTTTCATTTCAAGTGGCGATTTAACAATGAATGGAAGAAAGAATTCATTTACGAATCACATGAAGGAGATAGGCGTTCATGAAATTTAAACTTCACGGCGATAGGCTTTTGCTTTTTTTTGACAAGGTAGAAGAGAAAAAGATAGGGTTATTGTATGCCCCGGATACCCATTCTGAACCAACTAGGACGGCCACGGTTATGGACGTGGGAGACCAGGTTCAAGACTATTCCATCGGGGACAAGGTTGCGGTTTCATATTATACTGGGGTTAAGGTTTATTTTATGGGAGAAAAGGTGTACGGAGAAGATTCACACCCCGAGGCCCACAGGATTGTTAGAGAGACGGAAATACTTAGTGGTGTAATCGAAGGATAAGGAGACCGCCATGGGTTCTCTTGGGTTTGATGATTTAAAAGAACAGGTACAGTTCCGAATGGGTAGACTAGCCCAGGGGACTACTGACGGAATAACAACGGCCGGTGCGAATAATTTGAACATGTATGGCATATGGGTAAACAATGCCTATAAACAGATATGTTCATCAGAATACCTAATGGGTATACCAAAAAAGGTTATTATCCCTGACCTTGAGTATTCAACAACCGGCACGACCACGGCTGGGACGGCGTATATAGATATGCCAACCGGTTCTTTGCTTATAAGAAAAGTAATGGATAGCACCAATGGAAGTAAACTTAATTGGATTTCCTGGAGAAAGTACATAGCCTATACCGACCGGGCTGACACCGGTTCTCGCGGTACCCCCACGCAGTGGACACGGGGGACTGGTAAAATATATCTACACCCGACCCCGGATGCCACAATTACCGAGGAAATATTCTATAAGAAAATACCGTCAGACTTAACCAGTACAGACACAACTATTATCGGGGCCGAATGGGATGAGCCGATTGTTCTTTTGGCCGCGCTAAAGGGGATGATTTCCTTGGGTGACTATTCTAATTTAAAACCATTAAAAGACGAATTTATTGAACTGGCTACGGGAATAATACATTCATACTATATGGAGGGATTTGACAGGAACGAATCATTTGGGCCAGACCGCTCTTATATGCCGATAGGTAGATAAGTTGGCTAAACAGTTATATTCCGTCAAACCCCTGGCGCACCTTTTACATTCTGAGGCGGCTGGACTAAATAGTAGTCCCTTAGCCGGACAGTTCCCGATGAAGAACGTGAGGGTTAGTTCTGCTAGGATTGAACGACGTTGGGATAGTTCTGTTTACAGGACGTTCGATGATGGTGATGTTATCCAGTCAGTCCCGATGTATAGAAAAGAAGACGGTACTTATGCGGCTTTGGCCTTGACGGGAACCGACCTATGCCAAGTTAGAGCTGGAACCAGCGAAACCTATTCTTATCTGACAGATACATATATAACTGGAACCATATCTAACATCACCGGGGCCGTGGTAACTGGGACAAGCACCGCGTGGAGTTCTAGCGGATTGGCGGCTGGAGATAAGTTTATACTTGAGGACGACCTAACCCCAAAGGGTGAACCAGACGCAACGTGGGCCACTATTCTAACCATAGATTCTGATACACAGATTACCCTAACGGCAAGTTATACTGGGACAACTGGGGCATTGACCACAGAAAAGTATAGGGCCAGGAAAGTATATACCTGCCCTATTGGTGAACGGTGGTCATATGCGACCGTTGCAGGAAAGTTCTGTTTCTCTAATGGCAATACACTTGTCCAGTACTGGGGCGGCGATGACCCAGAAATCACCAGCCCGGCTACGGATAACTTTGTTACAGATTTAAATGCTACATATGCCAAACAATCAAAGTATATGATTGGATATGCGGGAAGACTTTGGTTGGCAAACACCTATAACGAATCAACGGCCATACAAGACCAGTGGCTATTGCGTGGTTCAGCATACGGAGACCCAACCGATTTCACTACCGAGGGCCACAAGGACTATTCATTCTATGAATCAGAAGAACCGATAACTGGGATAGGTATTGTTGGGTCTTATCTTATTGTCTATAAGCGTACTCAATACCACCTAGCCCATCAGAGCGGGGTTGATACAGACCCGTTGCAGTTCTCAAGCCACAAGAAAGGCGTAGGACTATATGCCCCGTATTCGTTGGTTCACGCCGATGGAACTAACCTGTGGTTGGGTGCCGACGACTTTTATAGGATGGAAGCGGATACGGCAGTGTCTATCGGTGGTTCGGTTAGGAAGGTATTCTTTGACCTGATAGAAGAAGACGACCTTAAAAGAGTCGTGGGGGTTAACAATAATCTCTTTTCTGAGGTTCTTTGGATAGCCACCACGGCTACGGGACAGTATGTGTTTTCATATAACTATAAACATAACGAGTGGGGTCCATACACTTTCACCGATAACTTGACCGGAATCGGTGGGTTTGGACTATAGGGAAGAGAGATGGCCATAGTAATTAAATCCGTAACTCCCGTAAATGCACTTGTTAATTTAGCGTTCGATTCTGGTTCCGTAGAACCGACTGTTGGAGAAACCGTAACTGGGGCTACGTCTGGGGATACGGCTATTGTTTATAGCATAAGCCTGTCTTCTGGTGCTTGGTCTGTCGGAAATGCGGTCGGAAACCTTGTTCTAACGTCTCCAACTGGGTATATAGCTGACTATTCTATATTTTCAGATAATGAATTACTTAACGGTTCGGTATCTGGTTCTAATTTTGCAACGGCTAACGGTGCGGGGACAGTAGAGACGGAAAACCTTGGAGAAACGGCTGTTGTTTATATTAACATTAATTTCTTTAAATTCCCCATTGTTGGGGAAACAATAACCGGAAGAATAAGTAGACATACCGGAATTGTTACGGAAGTTCATACTTCCTATCTTGTATTATCCAATCCAACTGGGTATACGGCTTCCCTAGAGATATTCCTATCTGGGGAACACCTGGATGGTTCGGTGGCGGGCGGTAGCATTGGTACGGTAGTTGAACCGGGAGAAGTTTTAAGGGGAACTACGGTATTTAATGTTATTAAATATACCGAATCTTCCAACAAGAAGATTGTGGTAAAAAGAAAAGTTGGGGGAGGTGCATGGGAAACAATTAAAACTCTTCCGGCCGACTCTAGTGTTGCCGATAGATATTATGTAGACTATAACATTCATGGTTCAGAGTCATATTATTATAGATTAGAGTACCAAAGTATATTATCGGGGTCTCCGGTCACGTCTGCAATTGTTTATACACCACCCATGGACGTGTCTAATTTTGCAGTTGACCAGGCGTTGACTACCGTATATTGGGATGGAAAAACAGCAACCTTGGCGTGGGAGAATCCGGCGGTATATACTAGTCTTATTTATGGATGGATGGTTAATACGGACTTAACCGAGACCTGGACTGACACAACCATTTCCGGTACACTGGAAACAGTTAACGTGACCCTACCCAATGAAAACACATCCTATGATTTTAGGATAAGGGCATATGATTCAGCCACGGGATTATATTCCAACTGGGTTATGCTGGCCGACCAGACAAGCGGGATAATGGCCCCGACTGAGTTGACCGCCACGGCCACATCTACTCCGGGACAGGTTGACTTAACGTGGATAGACAATTCTATTGCAGAGGACGGATTCCAAATATACGTGGATGACGTTTGGAATAGCAACGTTGCGGCCCACGCGAGCACCACAAACCTGTTGGTTCAGGCAAGCGTAACTGGGTTAACCACGGCAACATCATATAGATTTAAGGTTAGGGCCAAGAACGGGATAAACTATTCAGAGTTTACTCAGGCTGTTACGGTGGTCACGGCCACCCCGCCCGACGCAAGGCCACAAATAGGGGCGGTGACGGTCAATAGCGATTCTAGCTTAACCGTGACCTGGACTGATACATCCACAAACGCTACGTCGTATTATGTTTATCGTTCGGAGGATGATACCGAGGTTCTTGATGATGGGGGACTGGAGAGTTGGTCTAGCTCAACGGTGTTAAGAAATTGGACAAAGACACTGACCGGAACATCTACCATCGCTCGTGAGGCCACGGAGATAAACGTTAGTGGGGACGGACTGTATTCTGCTAAGTTTACCGTGGATTCTAGCAATAGTCTAGCCAAGTTTACCCAATCATATACCTTGATACCGGGGAAGACGTATTCTCTCAAATGGATGCAGAAGACGGCGGCCCTTGGAAAGTTTAAGTTCCTGCTTAGGGATTCCACCAGTACATATTGTTTGGGTAGTGATGGAGAATGGGACGAAGCTCAAAATTGGGTAGAAGTTACCGGGACAACCGATTGGGACGACTATGTTATTTCATTTAATCCGCACATATACATTGAGGAAGCGGGTGTTACCGAGACACCGATAACAGATTATATTCTAGAAATAGGGGCAACCGGTGCGTCAACCATTAACTACATAGATGATGCTCAAGTTATTGTATACGGAAGTTCTGAGACTCCGGCATATGAGGCGGTTGGTTCTGTTCTTGCGGGGGTTGGGACATACACGGATACATTGCTAACTGACAACACCAAGTATACCTATAAGATTAAGGCGTACACTACCGGTGGTTGGAGCGACCCCTCTAGTTCTTGCACTGGGACCACTAGTCTGGATTTGGACTCGCCTACGGAGTTGACTGCCACGGTTGAATCTAGCACACAGGTTACATTATCATGGACGGACAACGCCAGAAGCGCGGACTATCATTCCATAGAAAGGAAATCCAGCACTGGAACATACTCGGAGGTCGGAACGTTGTCCACGGCGGCGGCCACTCCCGACGAATATACAGATGGTAGTTTATCGTCTGGCGTTGAGTATACGTGGAGAGTTAGGGCTAGATACGATTGGCCTTCATGGTTGCCAGTCTCCGGTGGATATGAATATGGAGAATATTCTGCCCCGGTCTTAAAAACGTTGCAAGTTGTTAATAGTGAAACAGTTAAGTGGGGACAGATATACTTTGCCATGGGAAGATATTTGTGTATCGCTTCCGATGAACCAATAAACACCATAACGTGCGATTGGATTAGCAAGCCCATTGATATGGACGCGAGCGGGATGTTAAAGACCGTAGATAAGGTTATCCTTGAATACGAAGACAAGGATATTGATGTCCCAATATCGATAAGTATAAGCCTTGACGGTGGCATAACCTTTAATCAGAGCATATTGAGAACATTGGGTACCGGGGATAACGCCAGTAAGACGGCAGACTTTTGGTTTGAGCCAATGACGGCAAAGAACTTTGTAGTTAAGATTAGCACCACGTCAGCATTGAAGTTTTCGTGGACTGGATTATTGTTAAGGTTTTATATTAGGTCGGAAAGTTTCGAGACAGAATAATGACTATTGCTGGTTCCGTAGAGTATCCTTTCCCGCCGGGAAAGACCGCTTCAACCGAAGAGATATCCAAGTATCTCTTACTGTTGTATAATGCACTAAAGAGCTCTAGTTATGGGCTAGAACAGGATATGACCGTCGCCCAACACGGCGAGTTCTGCTATTGGGTTAAGGATACAAATGGGCTTACCTATACTACTGGTAATGTGGGAATAGGTACGGAATCCAGCGCAACCGAAGACTTGACGATAAACCACTTAATGACACTGACGGGAGTATCGGCGGCCCCGGTGTTCACGATACAGAACGCGTCTAACACCAATATCCTAGACCCGGTAATTAAGTGGGCGGTCGGGGCCACCCCGGTTGTCAAGTGGACAGCGGGGGTAGATGATTCAGATAGTGATAAATTTAAAATATCTACAGGAACGTCCCTTGGGACAACTGACCGTTTTGTAATAACGTCTGACCCATATATCGGACTATTTACTTCCAGCCCGCTTGCCCCATTACACTTAGTAACCTCAATTCCGGGGGTTAACCCTGATGTAATTATAGAAGAGACCCTAGCCAACTATGCTGTCCAAGTTTACCTAAAAAATCCGACTAGAACATGGAGTTTGGCTTCGGATAGTAGTCCAGACAGGTTCGGCCTAATTGATATAACGGCAAACCATATTCCCATAATGGTTGAAGGTTCTACTGGTAATATTCAATTATTCTCACAGGAATCACCTTCGTCCTGGAATGGTTTATATGGCGGAACAAATCCTTGGGGAGCATCTTGTAGTAATATTTTATCCATAAGAACAGTCACAACGTTTCCTACTACCGTTGCGGCCGGGGCCATTCAAGTTGGAAGTAAAAATATTGGATACTGTGGTGATTGTTTAGCTGTTAAAAATTCTACGCATCAAAGCGCATTAAGTGGTTATGGATTGCTTGTTAATGATTCCAGCAATACAGACATGACCATTGGGCTTACCATTAACTGCGGAAATTATACAGACCAAATTATTGCTCTTAAATCTTCTTTTGTTTCTCATGGAATGACCGATATTGCAGAGACGGACACCTTCGCTGATTTTAGAATCAATCAATCCGAAGGTGGTATGGAGATTAACTGTTATACGGAAGCCGCAACCGTACCCCTAGGATTATATGGGTGGTATCCGACTGGCAATACCACGCTTGATTCTACGACATGGGGAAACGTAACTATATATGCCGGTAAAAAGAGCGGGACTACCTATGGAGACGTGGGAGCGACCGACGCCATGTTTGTTATTCGTCCCCGTTACGGTTCTGCTTGGACTAGTTGCTACGCCATAAACGCGACCGGAAACTCTTGGCAATCTGGAACATTAACGGCCACCCAAGGTATATTTAATATTGCCGCGGGGACATCCCCATTGACCATAACCAGTACCACGGTGTGTACTAACCTGAACGCCGACCTGTGGGACGGATACCAGTTCGCGGACTACCTGAATCAGGCGGTGAAGACGACAAGTAGTCCGACGTTCAAGGGGATTATCCTAAGCACCCTTATGCCGGGATGGTTGCCCCCCA